TCTTCCGATCTGAGGAAGACACATAAAGAAAGGGAGGTGTTAAGTCTCATCTTTTAATTGTGACGACCGTTTCAGTCGGATTTAGATTTTCAAAGAACGTTTCAGGACTTTTCCTGATTTGTTTTACAAATTTAAGTCTTTTTTTTCATTAAGACAAGTCTTTGTGGACTTTTTTTTAAAATTTTTCTACGTAGACTTCGTCAGTCCCGTATTTAGTTGCTTGAGCAGATGCAAACTCACCGTTAGGTGTGTAAAACTTCTCCCCATTTGCTCCGTAGTAGTAGAACATTACGTTCTCAACCACTTCAGTTTCTTCACCCATCTTTTTGAGTTTAAAAGGTTAATATTTCAATTATCTTTAGGACGTTTCCTAATTGTTTAACAAATCTAACTATATTAAATTGTTTTGTCAAATGTTTAAATAAAAAAAAATGAATTTTTTACGGAAGTAAATATAAATATACCCTATAACGTCAAAAAGACATATTAGCTTAAAATATTTTTAAGTATTTCTCGCTTAAAGTCTATCTTTTCTAATTTTTTATCTAACCAATTAGAAAATGATTTTTTGTCCTTAAGTATTTCATTATGGTTTTCATTATTTTTTAATGGTATTTCAACAACTTTAGTTGCCCCATCTAAATAATGTGAACCACTGTTCTTCTTACAAAACTTAACTTTACGGTTATCACCAATAAGAATTAAATCATAAACAATATTATCACAATCAATACCATCACCATCAACAATAATATAATCTAAGTTTTTGAATGGTGAGTAAGTTCTATACCCATCTTTTTGTGGATACATTTTTTCTTCTTGTTCTTTTAACCCACTAAACCATTCTTGTGGTTGTTCTAAATCGGGTTGTAATCTATAATCGGTAGTTAGTTCTTCACCTTTTTTAATATTTTCTGATGCAACTAAATAACGTTTGTTTTTTATTTTTTCGTTGTGACAATTAGGTTCGTCATTATGATTATGCATTTTACCTAACTCTGTAAATTCATATTTATCACCTAATTCTATTATTGTATGTAGTAAACCAATAGTGTCTCCCTTTTTTAAGTCTTTTGATGCGAATACACCCTTACCTCCAAGTTTACTTTTTCCTACTTGGTATTTTTTAACGTTTGATTTAGATTCAGTTATACTTATTTGCTCTTGTTGTTTTAACGTCTGTTTAAGACTTTCTTCTTTTAATATTTTTTTGATAGTGTTTTTCATTATTTATAAATAGTTTATTTTTAAATTATATACCTTATCCAACCAAGAATTTCTACTCATCCAAGTGTTGTTTTGTTGTGACTCCCCTTAAATTATATACCTCATCCAACTGAATTCATTTTTTGAAACAACGATTGGAGGTTGTGACTCCCCTTAAATTATATACCTCATCCAACACAACCATTGCCATCTGTAACTGTGTAGTTGTTGTGACTCCCTTTAAATTGTATACCTCATCCAACCACGTCTCTGTGACTGACTGAGTTTCATTATAGTTAAGGCCAAAATCGTTACTTAAAATTGACCATATCCTATAGTAATCAATAAAAACTTTATCATTTTTTCTATCGTAAATCATCAGATTTTCGTATTTTTTATAACGAAATAACGTCGAATTTGGTTTTTCTTCTGACTGAACAAAGTCCAAATCATCAAATAAATGTAAGAATTCCATCGGGTCGTTGTTAAACCCTAATTTTACTAAGTTTTCTGTACCACCAACAAGTTCTGCAGTATCTTTCCAACCAAACTCTTTAACTTGTTGTTTTAAAGTTTGTTTAAGAGTTTCTTCTTTTAATATTTTTTTGATTATATGTTTCATTTGTTAATTTTTGTTTTTACACTCATCACAATTATACCTAACCATTAATTTTACGTATTTTAGGTTTCCAAACATCTATTATCATACAAATAAATACCCCTATTAAATAAAAAAAATCCAAGATTACTCTTGGATTTCTTCTGATACGGTTTGTAAATTTTTAAAGTATTCAATTCTTGTTTTTGCAACCTCAGTGTAGTTGGGGGATAATTCAATACCTAACCAACGTCTACCTAATATTTCCGCAGCTACAAGACTAGTTCCACTACCAGCAAACGGATCTAAAACTATATCGTTCTTGTAGGATAATATTTTAATTGCTTTGGTTGGTATGTCCATCGAGAACGTCGCCTTGGTGAGTGACTTAGTGTCTGCAAAATAATTCCACTGACCAAACACAAGTTCCATAAACTCTTTCTTATCTTGTTCTTCATATACAACTTTCTTTTTTATGGTTCCGTCCTCTTGTTCGATTTCGGTAGGAAGTCCCTTCCATTGTGGTTCCCCTTTAACCTTTTTAATATGGTGTTTCTTATATGCCAAAATAACACACTCTTTCGGGTTATAAATATAAGGTCCGGATGGACTCATCCAAGAACCCCAAGCAGTTGTCTTACTTCTATGTGGTGATTGTTCTTCTAAATCCACTATACCAAAAAATTTAAACCCAACTTGTTTCATAATTTGATAAAATTCAGATACAAAAAACACTCTACCTCCTCGTTCACGTACATTGGTTTCATAAGGGATGTTTATAGCAACTCTACCATCGTCCTTCAAAATTCTGTAAGCTTCGGATAACCACTCTTTAGTCCATTCCCAATAAACATTCATATCTAATGTATCTATATGTGCGTCATAATTAATACCCACATTGTATGGGGGTGATGAAATAAGAATGTCTATTTCCCCTTCCGGTAATGTTTTCATCACCTCAACACAATCCCCAGTTATTATTTTTCCTGTTTCTATCATTTTTTCTCTAATGTTTCAATATGGTGTTGTAGATACCACAACGCTTTACGTAAATCTTGTAATTCTTTATCTTTTTCCTTTTTACCTGCTCTTGAGATGTACTTAACCGTATTACCAAGTGAGAATCCTAACTCCCAAGAATCGATAACCTTGATTGCTTCATAAACATTCTCAGATCCCCCATAATGTTCTGGGTGGTTTACTTGCTCATTTGTTTTCATTTATATAATTTAGTATTTCTTCCTCAGTTTTTCCTTGATTAAACATTCTATAAACTTCTCTTGAGAACTCGTCCGTTGTGAATACCGCATCAGCGTCAAGGTATTTCATTATCCAATCGATGTTTTGAATAATGTGTTTTTTACTTAGGACTCTCTTGTTGAACCCCATTTTTTTGATTTTTAATCTCCAAATAAATTTTTCTGATTTCTTTACCTAAGTCATAATCGTTAGGATTTTCTTTTACTAATTGTGCTAAAACTGTTAATTCGATGTGTTCCATAATGTTTTTATTTAAAAAGTATTAAATAATTACTTACTTGTCAAATTATTACTCTTAATAAATTTTGATTGTATCATATAATTCATAATTTTTCTTTTAGCTATCGGTAGTAGTGTTTCTTTTAACGGGTAAGTGTTATTGTGGTTTACAGTAAAAACTATTAAATTTCTATGTATTTCTTCGTCTTTTAGGTTTTTAATTAAAGAGGTTTTAACTGTTTTTAGTTTTTCGTTAAAATCCCCTTTTGAGCATTCACATATTTTTTTAACGTGACATTTAGTTTCAAAACTATCTTTTTTGATTGGTTTCACAACAAATTCATATAAGTGTGTTTTTTTCTTATACTCCAAAAAGAAAAGTCCTTGTTTTGGTTCTATGTTTTTTGGGTTTTGTAAAACATCAATAGATACCGTATCATTAACAATGTCCCAAATGGCTTTTGCATGATTAAAATAGTCTTTTAAGTTTTCAGTTGAGTATTTACATACATTGTACACCTCAAGTAACTCCTCTTTCGTTAACAATGGACAATTAACCGGAATTAAATCGGATATAAGTATTTCATCGTCAGGATCCTTTAATATTCTATTCATTGTTAGATATTGTCCCTTCTCTATTAGAAGATTAATACTTGCAAGGTGTAATGATATTTCTTGGAACTGTGGGTACAATTTCAAATTGTTTAGATTTTTATCTAATTTTTGTAGATAATCTAAAAGTACGTACTGTTTGTGTTCTAAATCTATGGGTTCTTGAAATAACCAATCTGTTTTCATCACTAAATAATAATAAATTATAACATAGTGTAAATTATAATTTATTTTAAATTGTATACGTCACCCAACCATTTGAACTAAATGGATTCGTTGCCATAGACTTTGATTCCCCTTAAATTGTATACGTCACCCAACCACGTTTCTATAAGTGACTGAATTTCATCATATCTAAACCCAAAACCTTCTTCTAAAACTAACCATATTTGATCATAATCAATGTAAACATCTTTATGTTTTTTATAGTAAGTTATCAGTTCTTCATTTTCTCTACGTTGAAATAAAATAAATTTTTCACTATCAAAAACGTCAAGATCGTTATAAAGATTAAGAAAATCCATTGGGTTATTTATGTGTATCAATTACAATAAGTTTTTGGATCCATTAACCAATTCCGCGGTACCTTTCCAACCAAACTCTTTAACTTGTTGTTTTAAAGTTTGTTTAAGACTTTCTTCTTTTAATATTTTTTTGATTATATGTTTCATATTAATTGTGTCTCATTACGTGATACCACTTATCATTTACCTTATATTCATCGTCATTTCCATCGTATCCGTTTAAAATATTACCATAACCATCATTACTTATGATGTCTTCACAAACACCATCAATATCAACAAATTCTAAAAGATATTTAGCATCATATCCGTGATCTCTTAAATAACTTGGGAAATCATTAGAATAATCATCGACAAGTGATTGTATTTTATCTTCAATTTCGTCCTCACTATAATCGCCTTCAGGGTTTTCTTTTATTTCTTCAACAATATCTTCAATATTTGATATTTCGTCTTCAATTTCTTCAGTTTCTTCGTCTGTTAATTCTTCGGTTTCTAATCTAGAATTTAACCTTTCTATTTTTTGTTCATAAATTTCAACATACTTTTCTTGTTGTGATGAAAGTTCTTTTGTTATATCCCAATCTTCAGGTTGGCTTCTTATATAATCTTCGTAATTTTCATATAACCAAGACTCAACTTCTTTAGTGTCTAAATTATTTTCCCAAACATAATCATCAATATAGTCATAACCCAGCTCATCTATTCGTTGTTTTAATGCTTCAGTTGCTGCGTAATGAATTTTATCATCAGGAATTACAATCCATTCACTTTCAAACATATCGTCACCTAACCATTCAAACATCGGTGAATTTCCATAGGATGTGTACTTAGTTTTCCAAATAAAATATTTATCTTCTTTTACTTCTTCCCCTTCGTCGTTTACATATTTAATTACATTACCATTTTCATTTAAATGCATAAAGAGAGCCTCAGTTTCATTTGATTCTTCATCATTATGATTAACGTCCCATTCACCTTCTTGTCTGTATCCATCAAGAGTGGCTAACTTTTGGTTTAAAATTCTCTTTTTTTCAATACTGTGCATTGTACTGTACCAATAACTAAATCTACCCTTAACTTTATTTTTATCAAAATAAGATATATTTGTACTATCAAAACTTAAACCACCATCAACATAATCAATGCTATCAATATTTGATATGTCTTTATAACCATTTAAGTCTAAGTCACCGGTAATTCTAATTTTTTTACCTCTATAGTCTGGTAAACGTTTTATTATTGATCCATCTCCATTAACATATTTTAAAAGATCAATATAATATTCAGGCGAAACATCAACCCATTCCTCATCCTGTTCATTTAAAACCCTTCTAATTATATTTTTTAAATTCATATAATATAAATACTTTCCATTTACAAATGATTCTTTCATGTTACTAAATATTTATATATATGAGTTCAGGTATTTATTGTATAAAAAATATAATTAACAATAAAGTATATATTGGTAGTTCCGTAAATTTAAATGGTAGGGAATATAAACACTTTTGGATGTTAAAGAAAAACAAACATGATAATCAATTTCTCCAAAACTCATTTAATAAATACGGTGAAAATTCTTTTGTTTTTGAGGTTGTTGAAGAATGTCATCCAGAATTATTAATTAATCTCGAAAATTACCATATAATTAAAAATAAATCTAATGAAATTTCTTTTGGTTATAACTTAGCTTTGGTTAATGAGTTTAGACGAAACTGTTATAATGAAGAAGTTAAGATTAAACTGTCGAAATTTAATTTAAATAAAAATAATAATTTTAAAAGTTTTTCATTGACAAATATTGAAACAGATGAGATATTTATATTTGATAACTTGGTTGACGCAGCAAACTGTTTAATTAATCGAGGGTTCGCTAACGGTAATCCAAGAAACGTAAGATCAAAAATATCTGAATGTTTAAGAAAGAAAAAAGTGAATAATGGTTATAATGGTTCAATAAGAAAAACTTGTTATGGTCATAAATTTCAAATAATAAACTAAATTAAAAATTAAAAATTATGGCGGGATGCGGATGTAAAAAACAAAACAACGAACAAACACAAGTACAAGCACAACAAACTCAACAACAACAAAATAATGAGTCAGTTAAAGTAGCTGTTACTAAAATTGTTGAGAAGTATTACAATAAAAAGTAATTAGTATTTAACATATATTTTTTTTTATCTAAGATTGTTTAAAATAAATGTTCAAATAAAAAAAAATGAATGTAACTAAGTATTATAACTTTTTAGATGGTGAAAATCTTTGCAATATTTTTGCAAGTCTTATTGTTAACAAAATAAATGAATCTTTTCCTAACGCTAATACTGAAATATCGGTAATAAACGTTAGGAATTTTTTTATAATAAAAGGTAAAACCTCTTCCGATAAACCTTTATTAATTGCCGATATTTTTCAAGAGTTTGTTTCTGAATATGATCAGGAACTATCAAAAACAATAAGGGTAATTGATGTTATTAACTATAATGTAGATTTTAAATACGAGTCTATGGTTGTTGACTATTATTCAAATAAAAAAAATGATGATTTTAGTATTCAAAGTTTTGTCAACTCTTTTGTTAAAGAAAATAAATATTTTAATATAAAAAAAAATAATATATAAATATAATATATATATATAATATGGATAGAATTTCTCAATTAAAAAAAATACAAAATGAAGGTTTAGAACTTTTTACTAAAAAAAATATTGATTATG